GCACTGCCGAAGCAGTATATCTCCCACAGCACCTCACGGTGCTGCAAAAGTCCAGCCGCTTGGGTCCCCGAACCGGGGTACCCGTACGGTCAGGACCCACCGAGTGGTATTTAGCCACCAGGGTGGGAACTTCGGACTCTCCCTCAAGGTCAGGTAGTAATAATCCTGGCCTCGACCATCCCCTAGAGGGGTGATCCCCTTCCAAGTTTTATGCTAGTCGACTTGGCGCGACCAAAACGCTCCAGGTGCTTGCCTGAAACCGCTGGGGATTTCTCCCTTAGGCGGGCGATGTCAAAGATATTATCCTTGACATCTGTGCTGGGTGAGTAGCAGGAGACTTTACTCCTTAAACTACCACTCATCTCCAGCTTAAGCAAACACTTAAGCAGGGCACCAGTCCCGTCGAGAGGATCTCTCGGGGGTTTGGCCTCCACCACATAGCCCCTGACGAGGGGGCTATGGAGGCTTGGGTGTAGCTTACTATGCTGAAGGACGAGGTTTTCGTCCCAGGCAAGAAAGCTAACCCTGCCCAGCAATGAGGAAGTTGGTAGGATGGTAGGGAAGTGTGTCAGTAGCTTCTCTAGTACTCCATCCAACCATCTCACCGTCTGCCAGTAACCACTCAGATAGAGTTGGTTACGAAGCGAGACAAGCGATATAACCTCATTCGCGTCTTGGCGTCGTGCAGGAAACGCTTGCCGGACACGGACAATACTGACGTCCGTCCCATTAAAGTACTCCCTGCCACAACTCTCTCTGAACTTCCCAGTCCAGAAAGACTTGTCAGTCCCCACTCTTGCACCGAAATGTTCGAGTGAGCTGACGACGCTAAGCACATGGTCTCTGGGGACAATTAGATCGTCACCAAAGACACGCACCGAATCCGCATACCTTTTCAGGTCTTTGCGGCAAAGTGGCGTGTTGAGCGACTTCTGAATCCCCATGAAGATCAATGTTGTGAAAACCATCGCCTCCACAGGAAAACATAGTGCTGAACCCATCGACGCGAACTTCGACAGACGAATTACTTCGCCCGACGGAAGCTCAGCCCGGCGAGACCGTGTTGCCTCGACAGCCCGTGACAAATAGGGCCACCGATGCAACATAGCTCGAACGAGCTGATTAGAAACTCTATCGGAAGCGTCACTCAAATCGAGTGTCGCGGTTCGGTGATCAACCGAACCTTGACGAGCCATGTCCTGATTAGGGACTTGATCATCAAAACCGATAACCCTCGCAATGAAGTCATCATTACCGAGGTGCGTGAGAAATCGTTGGAGTATGGCCTGCTGCATATACTGCATACAGGTCGGCTCCATGGCGATGACTCGCGGAGTTTTCAGCGTCTTAGGCACGAGGGTAACCTTAACAGGTACCTCCGCGCCAGGTTCAAGGAAATCAACTCCTGCGATCTGGTCATAAAAGCGCCAGTTCGGCAAGAGATTCTCACCAGCCGCGAGGCCGGCTTGTTCGAGACGTTCGGTCCAGACCCCTTGAAGGAACTTTTGGTTTCCCTTAAGTCCATCAGAGGTAGATCCTGGACCGTGCCTTGGAACGTAACTCCCATAGTAGACATCTCTGTCTACTTGAGAGAAAATACGACCATAGAGCATGTTCGACATATTAACGAAATCTCGAAGATCGCTCTCCGAGAGTTCGTTGTCGAACAAACGGACTTCCTGTTCACACTCGACATAATTCGAGACGGCAGCCTCCCTGCGCATTTCTGAGCAGGGAAGTTCCATCTTGCCAAACATCAACGTTAGTTGACGGATGGCTCTGATGGAATCCGTACAAGGATCGTCGAGCAACAGACCACTATTCCGGTCGAACACACGGCAGAAGAAACCCCCCATAAAGGCGGGGAGCCTTCCACCACGCTCCTTACGGAACGAGGTGTGGATACCGACCTGACCACAGTCAATCCAGTTTTGAATGGATTTTCCGAAATCAGGTAGGGTAATCGTTAAGAACGACAACCCCTCATGTTCGAACCGCTCCGAGGCGGTGTTAATGTCTCGGATGGCGCTAGTGCTACACTGAACCGCGGCATCTGCCGCGATTCGGGACCAGAGTGACATCAGCCTTTTCAC